CGACGGCAAGCGGGCGAGCTTTTGGGCGTCGCGGATGCTGAGCCTTCCCGAGCCTACCGAGAAGGACCGGCCGTGGACTCATGAGGTCAAATGGTATGGCTGGGCCGGGCACGACCTCGCGGCGCGGGCCTACCGCCTCGCCGGCCAACTGGACGATGCGGCGGCGTTGCAGCTCGTGTTTCACAAGCACACACAGCCGAAGATTCGGCTCACGCAAAAGACGCTCGGGAACTCGACCAAATCAGTTGCCTTCCGCGACGCTTGGCTCTCGACGGCGGCGCAGCCGGAGCGCATCGAACACCGCTTTCTGGTTCGCGCCGACGACGCCGAGACGATGGGGATGGCGAAGCAGTTCCTGCACGACGTAGGCGAGCCGAGCGCAGCCGAGCCGGGCGTGATTCAGGTCAACTTCGAGGACGGCATGGTGGCGCCGCACGGCTGGGACGAACGAATCTTGGCGAGCGGCTGCACGCTGATTGACGCCGAGAACATCGAGCAAATTCTGGGAGCAAAAAAAGCATGATTCCCGAGCCGGCAATCGTTGTCTGCACGACCAACGCAAGGTGTCTCGACGTGCTCAAGGCGTCGGTCAAAGCCTACGTGCCGCGCAACATTCGCACCTACTATTTCCACGGCGTCGGGGCGACGTTCGGCGAGGCTTACAACCACGCGGCGGGCATCGCGTTCAAGGAGCATGACGAGCTGGTTATCTGCAACGACGACATAGTGTTCACGCCGACGACATGGCGCGACCTTTTCGCGGATGTGAAGCTGATCAAAGAACATTGCGAAAACGTGGGCTACGTCGCAGCGCGGTCCGACTACGCACGAGGGGCACAGAACATCCGTTCCGGCACCGGGCGCTTGGACTTCCTGCGTTTCGAGTCAGAGCGCAGCATCGTCGAGACGCCGGTCATCGCGCCGATTTGCGCATGGATTCACCGAGACGCATGGGTGGACTTCCCGCCGATCAACTGGTTCAGCGACGACGTGCAATGCGCGGACATGAAGCGCCGCCACTTCATTTCGCGGGCCTACGTGCACCACGTCGGCTCGCAGACGTGCGGCAACGACGCGGCCAAGTGCATGGCCGACGCCGAGCCTTGGCTGCGGGAGAACCGGCCGGCGCTGCACGCGCAGCACTTCGCACGGGTTTGACGATTCGCGCAATTGTATGGCCGCCGTCCGAGACTTCGACCCGACGCAAATCAACTCCGACTTCTCCGCGATCTTGGAGCAGGCCGGCATTTCGTTCACGTATCAGGGCGCCGCGGTCACCGGCATCTGGTCAGCGGCGAGCAATGCGTTTGCCGACTTCGAGGACCAGCGCCGCGATGACAGCAAGTTCACGATCTTTCTTTTGACGTCGAGTGTGAGCGCTGCGCCAAAGGTTACGCAGACACTTTCCCGAGCTGGAATCACCTACTACGTTGAGCGCGTGACGCTGGACGCCGAGGGCGCGGGATGCGAGCTGGGCGTCGCAAAGGTCATATGATTTCGATCTTCTCAGACACCAAGAAGCTCGAATATGCGCTGGCGAGACTCGCCGACGCCGCAAAGGTCGATCTCGGTCTGGTCATCAAGCAGGAAGGCGCTTACGTCGCCCGGACAATCATGCTCATAACGCCGCCGACTGGCGACAAACTGGCAAAAGGTTCACAGACTCAGATCCCAATCGTGACCGGCGGAACGATCACAAAAACAAAGGCTGGCGGACTTAGCACGAACGCACGGCAGCAGGGCGAGAACGCAATTTTGGGCGACTTGTTTGGCGGGCGACAACTGGCTAAAGAAAAAAGCATCGGTCTATTTCAAAAGATCGGTAACTCAACGGAAGTTCCGCCACGCGACGGACAGAATGAAACGATGGGCGTGAACCTCGGCTGGGAAGGCTCGAAGAAAATCCGAATTTATCGCAAGTTCTGGCAGCCGGGCGCATCCATCGCGCAGATGCGGGCGTTTCACCACGCGAACAGAAATGCACGCGGGAGGCCGAAACAAGTCACGCGCAGCGCAATCGGTCGCTGGCAGGTGCAGGACCAAATGTGGGTCACGAATCAGGCGGCGGACGCCTATCTCAAATACGTTCAAAAAAAGGTCGGTCTCGGTAAGGCTGGATTTGCTGCGGCTGCAATGGCGTGCGGCGTTCGCGTGCCGGCTTGGATTCGTCGGCACATGGCAAAGGCTGGAACCGCTCAAGTGCAATTTGGGCAGAATCCTTTCGTGAGCGCACGAACCACCGGCAACAAGATTCCAGACCTGCAACGCGTGGTCGATTCGGCTTTGAAAATTCGCTACAAGGTCACGCTCTCGAAATATCGAGCTCTTCTCGCCAACCGCGCCGTAAACCTTGGATTCGCAAAAGTAAAAGGCGGCATGGTCATACCCAAAGAAGCATGAGCACCCGCACAAACATCCGCAACGCCACCGCCAACGCCTTGACCGGCGCTCTCGTCGTTCCGACCGCGAACATCTTGCGCGGGCGCAACAACACGATTGCGAGCGTCAGCTTTCCCTCCGCCGCCGTTTACGCGGTCAGCGAGCAGATCGAGGTGCGCACGCTCGGTCCGAGCAATCGCACTCAATACCGACAGCTCCAGCTCGTCGTGGATTACTTCACCGCCGAGAGCGGAACCTATTTGATCGACGATCTTTTCGACACTGGCAGCGCAGCGGTCGAAGCGGCCGTTCTCGCCGACGTTACGCTCGGCGGGCAGTGTCAGGACCTGCATTTGACGAGCGTCGAATATACGATTGAGCCAGACGAGGACCGGCGCTTCGGCTCGGCTCGGCACACTTTCAACTGCATCTATTTTTCAACCGACTAACCTCATTTTATGGCAACCAAACTTGGCCGCGACGGCCTAATCAAAATATCCAGCACGACGATTGGCGAACTGCGGAACTACGCTCTCACCCATTCGTCCGACACCGTCGAAGACTCCGTCCTTGGCGACACCTACCGCACCCGACTTGCATCCATGAAAACGTGGAGCGCGTCGGGCGATCTTTACTGGGACGAAGGCGACGCCGGCCAGCTCCTGATCACCATCGGCTCGCAGGTCACGCTCAACCTTTACCCAGAGGGCGCATCCACCGGCGACGTTTACTATTCCGGCGCCGCCATCGTGACCCAGTTTAACGTCTCCGCGTCATTCGACGGCATTATCGAGGGCTCGATCGCCTTCGAGGGTAACGGGACGCTCAGCACCCTGACGGCTTAATTTAGCAGGCAAAACACACACAACACACATGGACGCAATCGACCTCGTCAGAGAACACTTCGCATCGCTCGGCACGCGCAAAATTGACGTGCCGGAGTGGAAGCTCGTCGTGCACGCAACGCCGGTCACGCTTTCGGAAAAGAACCGGCTCTATCGTCGCAGCAAAGAAAACGACATGGAGCTGCTCGTGGACATTCTCATCATGAAAGCCACCGACGAGCACGGCGCGAAACTCTTCACGATCGAGCACAAGCCGACGCTTTTGAACAAGGCGGACAGCAATGTCGTCGGCCGCGTCGCCAACGCCATTTTAGCGGACGACGCGCCGAAGGTGGACGACCTAAAAAACTGATCTACGGCGGGGAGGCGGCAGACCTCCTCGCCGTTTACGCGCTCGCGGACCGTCTGCACAAATTTGCCCACGAGGTGCTCGCGATGCCGGCTCAGGAACTAACGGGCTGGCTCGCCTACATCGAACACCAAAACCGAAAACTTAAAAACCATGGCTGAGGCAACATTTACACTGCGGGCGGTCGATGCGACGAAGCAGGCTTTTGCGAGCGCGCAAAACTCTCTTCAAGGACTTGTTCAGAGCACAAAATTGCTTTCTCGTGTCGTGCTTACGGGGTTCGGCTTCGGTTCAGTGTTCGGTATCGTAAATGCGCTTGTTTCAAAAATTACAGACCGGATGGCTGAGGTAAAAAAAATCGAAGAGCAAATTCAAGAAATCCTCAAACGACAGTTACAAACTCAGAAGGATTTGTTTTTTGAAAAACAAAAACCGACAGATCAACTTGATCTGCTTAAAAAAGAAAAATCCGCTCTGCAAGCGAACATTGATTTGTATGCAGATACCGCAAAATGGCGTCAGGTTTTAGTTCAGCCTGAACCGGGATTTGCGTTTGACGAAAAGAAATCGCGAACACCGTTCATGATAACGGCCGCTTTGCGTCCTGAGCAAAAGCTTCGAGTCGCTCAACTCGGTGACGAATTAAAAAAAGTTGAAGCCAAAATTAACGCGATCACTCAAGCTTTAGAAAAACAAGCGTCAGAATCTCTTTTTGAGGGAATTCAGCAGGAGGTAAACATTCTGAATGAAACAGAAAAGGTTTTAGAAAATAATTTTGCCAAGGAACAAGAAAGAGCTCGGGAAAGCATAGAATTATTTGATAAAACACGAGCCGCGCGCTTAGCGCAAAAAAACGAACAACTCATTTCGGATAAAGAACTAGGAAAGTCGATGAGAGAGTCAGTCATGACTCCACTTGAAAAATACGTCGCTGAAATAGAAAACCTTGATCGGCTTTTTAAAATGCGGATCATCAACGAGCAAACGCTGATTCGTCTGACCGGCGAGGCCGGCGCAGCATTTTCAGCGGCATCAGGAGATGTTGAGGACATGGCATCGCGCCTCAGTCTCGCAAACGAAGAGGCAAACAAAACGATTCCTGCAATGTCTCAACTCGCGCAAATGAGCAACGACGCTGGCAGCATGATCGCCCAAGGCTTCGAGGACGCAATCTTGAGCGGTCAAAAACTAAGCGAGGTTGTCCGTTCGCTCGGTCGCGATTTGGTGCGGCTGGTGTTTCAGCAAATGGTCACGCAACGCCTCGCGGCAGGAGTTACCGGAGTTCTGCAAGGCAAAGGCTTTGCCGGTTTCATGGCCGATGGCGGGCCGGTCAGCGCAGGCTCCTCTTACGTCGTCGGCGAGCAAGGACCAGAGCTGTTCGTTCCGCACGCCTCGGGCACCATCGTGCCGAATAACAAGATGGGCGGCGGCAGCGGATCGGGCAGCGGAAGCGTTACCGTGAATTACAACATCGCGGCCGGCGTCTCTCGCGCTGAGCTTGCGCCGATCCTCGAACAAGAGCGGCGGCGGCTAAAGGCCGAGATTCCCGACATGGTCCGACGCGGCGGCGGATACCGCGCAGCCTTCGCCTAATCGTCATGGCCATCACCTATCCACTCACGCCGCCGAGTCCGTTTAACCTCTCGCGCTTGTCGTTCACGGGCGTCTCTGCGACCTCGCGCAA